CCCCTTCTCTAGTGGTTCCATTAGTATGTTTGGTCAAGACTTCATGAGAATTACAAACTTTACCTTGACTATGAACAATACCTTGACGGATAAGCGATTTATTGGTATTGGTAGCAAGACCGTAAAGGATGCTATTCCTGCTCAAAGAACTTACGAGTTGACCTTCTCCGCTCTCGTTACTGACGATATGTTGTTCAATGAATTGAAGAATCAACACGAAACTACAGGAACGGTAATTGACCTTATCTTTGACAAGGGTAGCGAAGAACAAATCCGATTGAAGTTTGACGACTACTTCTTGACGACGAACACTTGGCCAATTCCCGAAGACAAGGGGGCCGTGACTGTTGAGGCAACCATTATCCCACGCTCTTTGAGTTCTTGCACGGTCAAGACTCATTGGATTTTGCAGGGGTGATACCTTGACGACCGTTCAAGGAAAAGACCGCTACACAAAGATGCAGGAATACCGTGAGCGTCTTGAGCGTGAACGGCAGGAGCAAGCGGCGAAACCTGCTCCAAAAAAGAGGGGGCGAAAGCCCAAAGTTGTCAAGGAGGAAGCCGTGGACACGGACTCCGAGTGATACATTCCACCAACATTGTTTGTTTGTTGGTTTTATGAAGGTGGAAGAAACATGAATACTGTAAAAGATAAATCGGTGCTTTTTGCACACACAGAAGAGAAGTGCTACGAACTACAAGTAGCGCCACAAAGTGACGAATGCCTCAAGGTTTGGGTTAGAGAACCCACTTGGCTTGAAGTTGAGCAAGCCCTTACAACTTTGATGAAGATTGATGCAAAGAAGCAAGACATGGGGATTGACCTCAACGCTATGTATCGCTATCTCGTTGAAAAGTTCGTCACAAGAACCGAACCTAGTTTGACTACAATTGAACTTATCCGACTCAATCCCTTTATTGGGAATCAATTAAAGGAAGTCTTGCCTAATCCTTTAGCCATCTTTGAGGAGAACGAGGAAAAAAACGAGTGATGAGAGATGCGGTTAGAAGAGGGCCAAAAGACCCTCAAACTGCTTCTCTCATGATTACCTACACTCTTAGCAAAGCCTTAGCCATTAGCCCTATAGAAATCATGAAAATGCCTGCTACAATGGTTATGGACTTCCTATACATACATCGGAACTTTGAAGAATTGAAGGCTGATACAATAGAACAGGAAATGAAGAAGGTGAAGAAGTGAGTGATGTAATCCGTCAAGCATCCGATGAGGCTACCCGTGCGGCTTCTGTTTTTACTGAACTTTCTAGAGCAATCGGAAATACCGATTACTCGGCTGAACAATTCAATGGCCGGATGCAAGGCTTTGCTAAAGTAATGGCCTACACTAACAAGATTGGATACGCAACTCTACCGTTTTACTTTCGTCTTAAAAACAGAGTTGAAACGAGCCTATTGGCTATTGGTAAATTTTCTGAAGCATTGAAGGGACAAAACGACCAAGTGGGGCTTTTGGGTAAATCATTCAAGGCTCTAGGAAGCCAATACCAAAAGGCAAAATCAATCTTGGGTCCTTCGTTCTCTAGAACACTACGAACTTCTCAAGATAGAATGAGGCCACCGCAATACGACACATCGGTATCGCAAAAAAGCAAAAAACAAATGGCGATGGAATCTTTAGATTATTTGTCATTTGGACTTGCAGGAAAAAGTGCTAAGTTGGGCGCATCCATTATGGGATTCATAAAAATGCAAAATAAGGGTAGAGTGTTTAATCAAAAATTATACAAGATAGGAGCAAAAGCCAATGAGAAGGTAAACGAATACTATACTAAAATCAAAGGCGTTCCGGTTAGAAAAATAATGCTAAGTTTAGGTTCTTTCTTGTTATTCGGTCTAAAAGCCTTAATTATTCTGACTTTAGCAATGACCGCATTGATTATTTTATTCAAGAGTAAGGCGGTTCAAAATACCGTCCGAAGAATTATGGATATACTAATGGAGGTTGGTTCTGTCATCTTTGATGCATTGAAGACGGTCTTTGACGGATTTATGCTCATCTTCAAGGCTCTGATGGGCGGAGAGGGCTTCATGAAATCTCTAGGGATGGCTCTAAAGGGATTGGGTAAAATTTTCTTTGGGATTCTCAAGGGCCTATTTGGAGTTGCATTCGTAGTTTTGAAGGGATTGTTGAAGGTTGTAATTGGGGCCATCTACGATGTTGGGTCATATATTGTCCAAGGGTTAGCGAATGCATTTGGTTTCGTGGCTAAGGCTGGTAAATTTATAGGGAATATTATGATGCCCGGAACTCCTTTTGCAATGGCGAGAGGAGGTGTTTCTTCCGGGGGTATGACTCTTGTAGGAGAAGAAGGACCGGAACTTGTGCGGCTCCCTACCGGTGCTAGAGTTTACTCAAATCAACAATCTAGGAGAATGGCTACCGGGACTACGAACAACATCACGGTAAATGTCCAAGGACGCATTGGTGCTTCCGATACGGAACTACGACAAATTGCTTCTAAGATTGGTCAAATGATAAACAAAGAAGTGAACAGAACGACTTCTTCTAGAGGGACCTTGGGGTGATTAAATGGCTGACCACTATGTATTTCTTAGAATTGGTGCAGGTTCTCAAGGTGGAAACGAACTTACGGACAACATCATCCCCCTAAAGGCAACAAGCGTTTCTATTTCTACAAGTAAAACTATTCCTTCTTTGGATATTCCGTTTAGTGGTTTGTTGACCGGTGAATCGGTTACTGCCGCTTTGGATTTAGGTATGTCTAGTAAGAGTATTTCCGTTAGCGGATTTCTGCTAGAGGATACTATTACTAAGAAGTTTGATGGGGAATCGGACGCTATCACAAGAAAATTTACGGCTATTGAATTGGCTCAACTCATTCATTCTAGTGTTGATTCTACAGGGCTACAATCTTATCAAGCCATTAACGAATTGATTTTTCTTTATGATTCTAAAGTTGACGAGAATTATGTGCAGAGAGATAGTCCCCAACTCATCCCGTTCAATTATGCGGCGAGAGGGCAAGGAGGGTTTACTGATGGAACCTTTGACAATCAAGGCGTGGCTTATCCAGCAAATTTTCCCACAAGTAGCACATCGGACGGCATGAAAGGATTCATTCGTTCCTTCAACACTACAATTGATTCAACCACGATTGATATTGCTTTTGATTTGCAATTTGAAGTTGCTCAAGTGTTCCCTCAAGGCAACATTATCACTAAGATTCAAGACGCATTGGAGTGATTTCATGTATCGTCTTCTCACCGGAAAGCAACGAAGTCTTGTCTTCCCGGTGATGTGCAACGCCTTTGTTCGCATTGATTATTCCGACAACATTCCTAGAGGTGAAGATGGAATTTATGAAAATAGTGACGACCAAACCTACGGTCTTTGGAACCACAAGGATTCATTCACAATTGAAACGACGCTTACACCATACGACATTAATGGACCCGGTGGAATTACAACGATTCCTTCTGTTACCGCATCGGAAAAAATGATGGATGGGATTAGTCGCACGACTTTAAATGACGCTACAGAGCGAGCAAAGAGGCCATCTTACAAATACCTCAAAGAGGCAGATAAAGAAGATTACGAGATGAGAGTTTTCCACAGTAGCAAAGTCAAACTTTCTCTTGTCAATGATACTGAACATACCGTCAACAACCCATCAAAATACAGAGTGAAGTTTGAGTTGACACTTGGAAGCACAAACCAAACGCTTCTTAGTCCTGTTGTTATCTCGCCAATCTTCGGTAAATCTTCGGCTACGGACAACACGGTTGGATTTGACTACAATGGGAAATACAAATACGAAGAGGCTACAACTGCTAGCATCTCTAGTTACACTTCTGTTCTCAAACTGATTATCTTTGATGCAAACATTGAGAGTGATTTCCACGAAGGGCAAGAGTTATTCGTTCGCAATGGGTTTGGGGTGACTTCTGTAGGGAAGGTTGACACCGTTTCGGGAACAACTGTAGAGTTGGTTTCTTCTTATTCCGGAACCTTAGATTCCACCACTCCTATTCTCATTGCTACAACGAAGAATCCCATTTACACACAAGAAGTTCATCACATTGCCGCTACTTACAACAATCTTAGCAAAGTTATGAAGATTTACTACGGTGGTGTTGAGGTTGCTTCTACTGAGCATACTGCTACAGACGCCTTCGCCTTTGACAAGGAGGACTTTTACCTTGGTTCCAACGGAACTTCAAGCACGGCAGAGGATTCAGCAAAGGACAACAACCAATTCATGGGCGAGTTACATGAGTTTGCTATCGTGAACGGGGCAAGTGAAGTTTTTGATACGGCAAGCCTTCGCCCTAGATATGCAGAAACTCTTCTGTATTTCCGATTTGAGGAGGTGGATGCATGACGCAATATGCTCTTAGAAAGGGGACTGCACCTAACCCTGCATCCATCATTACCACCATAAATGACGCTACCAACAATGTCAACTTTGACTGCCCTACCAACCCCGTCTTTTATGAGCAGACCCTTACAACTTCGGCTCATCGGCTTTTCTCGTATGTTTCTACTGATGCTAGCCACAGCCAAGACTTCGTTCAAGAGTTAGTTTCGGGGGATTCGGGCGGAACCCAATACAACAACTTGAGCAATACTGAGGGCTACAGTATTCATTGCTATGAAGACTCTTCGCAAACAGGGCTACGACTCAACAGTTTAGATAGTGACTATGATTACTTCGTTCTTATTCACTCCAATGATTTGTTGCAACACCACTTTGCTAGAATTACAGAGGTTAGAACAGGTGATGTGGACGGAGATTTCTTTGACTTTGAGCCACGACTCGGTAAGAAGATTCCTAGAGATACCAAATTTATGGTGTTTCGTGGTCCAGAGAAAACAGAAACAAGTATTGTTGCTCTTTCGGCGGGTGTTCTCAATCAACAAATTACCGCAGGTGGCTCTACTTACAATTATCAGCGTTCCTATATTTGTGCTAGACCTATCTTTTACTTCTACAAGGACCGCTTAGATAAAAAGGGAGAGTTGGACCACAATAAGAAGTATTTCACTAAATACGAAAACACTTCTACCACTAGCGCAACAATTACGCCTAGTGATACAAATTGCTTCGTTACTGCTCCCGACTACAATAATCGCATTGTGGACTACAGTAGATACACGATTAAGGCGACTTTGGTTGATAATCTTAGGGATTTAGACGACCCAACAAAGAACGCTATTACTTCTAACGAAGGCTACACTCTACCGGCGAACGATTTCACAGATTACGATGAATGTTTCTTCAACGCTAGAAGAGATTCAAACAATGTTTACGATTCTAGTGATGCTTCTACTCTCGTTCTTACCGGGCCTTATCGGTATATTCACTACAATTATTCACCCGAAAAAGCCAATACGAATTTTTCTCTTGCTTCGTTCAATGTCTTTGAATCGGTTGGGCAGAAGGGCGGGTATGCAGAAGCAAAACTCATTGACACTCAGCGCATTCTTTCTTCAAAGATTCAAGAGCAGGACTTGATGAGAGTTCGCCACCGAGTTCATACGGCTCGTCTAGAAGAATTCTTTGCTCTCAAAGCGACCGTTAATGCAGTCGTAAGCGGTAACAACTACACCTTTGATACAGAGTATGACCTAGATGATTTCTTTTCTGTTGGTGATAAGGTCAAAGTCGGAGATAGAATCCTTATTGTCAACACAATTGGCCTCTTCTCATCTAACCAACAGAACATTACCTTTGAAAGCGATAGCAGGCTTGAAAGCGCCTCTTCTTTCTCTACTGACTCTTATACCCTATCGGCAGGAGATAGGCTCTACAGACGGGCTTGGAACGCCTCTAAAGGGACTTTGCTTACGACCTTCAAGACAGTTGATGGGCGGCACAACAATTTGAAAGTGATTTTCAACACACTCATGGAAGCCACCGTTACTTCTTCCAACCGAGAACACAAGACCCTCACTCTAGATTTGAACGATTCTCTCTACGAATCGGTTTCAAATGTGGATTTTTTGACAGGAATCTACAGTTTAGAAATTGAGAGGTTTGAAGGGAACATTGAACAAATTGATACTCAAAGAGAATTCGGGCAGAATTTCTTGAAGATTTATGGCCGAAGCAATTATTCAAAATTAATTTCTCCAACAGTAAACAAGAATTATTTGTTTAGCAAGGATATTATTTATTCTTCCAATAGCCCCTACAATAATTTGGTTAAGGTTGGGACTTCTTCAGATGTTTCTTTTGCTAGCGACGAATTTGATTTAGATGCAGACTCAGCGGTTACTTTGAGTAGCGGAGATAAATTGTTTATTCGATACGATAATAGGTCTATCGCCTATATTGGGGAGTTTGACCGGCATCCCCGTGTATTTTTTATTCCCGATAGGTCAGTTATTGAATTAAAAGGAAATTCTTTAGCATCTTGCTATGTTCCCGGCTCACCCCCTATTACCGTAGATATTTACAAGGCTAACACTAAGAATTACATATTTTCCAAAGCACTTTCGGCAGATAACAGACTTACATCTTTTGCAACGAGTTTAACTGCGGCTACAGAAAAAGGTGTATTCTTTGAAAGTGGCGTGGATATTTCCGATAACACTTCTTTGACGAAAACTTCGGTTTCTACTGATGATAAAGCGATTGGCTATCATATCAATGACCCTACAAATATCAGCAAAGACGAAGCATTCCAAGCAAGGCTCTCCGATGGAGATTCAACTTTCTCTACTTTTGATACGGTGAATACTCTTGCTGACTTTACTGTTGTTTCAACTACAAAGAAGGACGGTAAGACGATTATTGAGTTGGCCCCCTATGTTCCTATTACTCTAGGCAGAATGGAATACAACGATGCAGATGAAACCGAAATTACCTTTTCTTCTTGGGGTGTTACTACCGGGTCAATTACAAAATCCTCCAATCAAAGATACATTGAATTGAGTGGTAATCCGGGCTTCTACGGGGATGAAGGTGAACCTATTTACATCAATGAAGTATTTGCAGGATACATTACCCAAGTAATCAAACCTAGCACTACTGCGAATTGGCGGGTGTATGTTGACCGTGCAGTAGAATACAGTAGCGGCGATACAGTCAAGGTATTGGACCAAACTTTGCTATCTACAGGTTCAACGGGTGGCGGAGAAAGGACAAAAGAAACTCACGACCTCTATTTGGTGAATGGAGCGCACCTTCATGGAGGTAAATTTGTTGCTCTCATCAACAGTTACTTTGCTGATGGTGTTCCTCATGTGATGAATTTTCACATTGAACAAGGCCTTACAACCAACATTCATCGTCACGGCTACCCGCTCTATAGAATTCACCATTTTGAGAAAGGAGTTTTTGATTATATTTCTTCTCCGGTTAATAAATCAATCAGCAAAGAAGATTCTAATTATTACGAAGGAGGTAGTAAACTAAAGTATTACGGGGTTTCTTACAAGATTAATCCAGCAAGGCTCTACGAATCTTTTACTTTCTACGATGGAATTATTGGTAGAAATCTAATTCAAGGTTCTTCGCATCAACATATGCCTGTTGAGCGTCGTGGTAATCATCCTGCTAGTGGGTCGTTGTATTTTGATTACAATATCTTTGAAAGTGGGCATAGCAAAGATGTGGTTGTTTCTGGTAGCGAACCCGATGTTCCGCAGTTTTCATCCATTAACCGATACCGACCTAGGGATATTCTACAACAATTTGACCCTAAAGCACAACGCTTGTTTTTGTTTGCTACTTCAGACCTTTTACCTTCTTCTAGCAAGAGAAGTGATAGTATCTTTAACTCCTCCGTGATTACAGAGAAAGAAGACCTGTTAAATTTCAAATTACTACTTTTGAATAATTCTTCTTCTGATTCGTATTCTGTTGCCCAATCCAATTTCAGTTCAACCGGTTCTTCTGTTAAAATGACGGACGAGAATTACGAAGATGCTTCTATTATTGAAGTTGACCGTGACATTACAAAACTAATGAAAACGGGAATTATGCGACTCACAGAAGTTGTCTTTGATTGCGCCTTCAATCAATTCAATCCCGAAAAGCCTCCTAAGTCAACAAAGACGCTTCCTCAATTTATCTACTACTACCATGAGGTTTCTTCTCTTGGTGTTACCGTTTCTAGTTATGGAACAAACGAAATTGAAGTCAGTTCTGCAATTACAGTAGCAAATAATGAGGTTCTCATTGATGATGAGGGAAATCTCATCGGAACTGCGAATGGCGCACAATCAAGTGTAACTACTGTTTCTCTTAACGCAAATCCTATTCCTACCGATAGCGGTAGTGAATACACAGGGACTCTCTACAAAGCGACAGTTAAGAAAACTACAATTAAGGGTCATGGGGAAAAGGACTCTCTTCTTGAATTTGAAGAGAATATCAATCTATTGAGAGGAACTGTTCTCAATAGCAGTTATGCCCCTAGTAATTTCTCTACAGTCTTTGGAAATGCCATCAATAGTCCCGGCGGAACTGCGGCTACTCAAAAATCCCACTTGATTCTTCCTCTGAGTTTCAATGATGAAGACGAGATTGGTAATTCAGTTGACGGACACCCTAGCCTTTGGTTAAAGAAAATTGACTCTCTCCCGGACTCCGCCGGTAGTAGAGATTCATTCTTGGATTCGCAACTACACGGGGTTTTCCTAGACAGATATGATGTTGAAGACGGTCTTCGTAGTAACAACGGTCTTAGCCGTGGGACGGCTTTCCCTGCAAACTACAACACTCATTTACGAAAATACGATAACGACATTACTACTTTGAATATGGGACTTCGTAATGATTACGACTTCTTGTATTTTGAAGGCCCTTATGGTGATTCTAGAACTGCAACTTCCAATGATGGTGAAGGGGTTCTCATCGGATTTAAGTTGCGCCTTGCTATTAATTACGGCCTCTCAAACATTACCCGTTCTACGCAATATGGTCCGGGCGGAAAAACTCTCTACAAATACACAATCACTTCCGAACCTGTTCTAGATTACATCAAAGATTTAACCGGTTGCTATTTGGTATCCGAAGAAGGCACGGTATATGGGGAAGACGATAACGGAGCGGCAGTCCGGGTGAATACTAGCACACCTACCCCACCGCAAGGCATCAACAATGTCATGCCCGATGATGTAGGATATGTTCTTTCACATGAGATTGATAGTAGTGATTCTACATTGACGCACATTCTCCTCGTTGACGCAGATTTGACCAACGGATACTACAGAGTAATGCAACCGAATGAAACGGCATTTTACGAATTTACGCCAAACAGAATCAAAATGAATACGCTTTCCAGCGAATACACGAAGGTTCCTTATGAAAATAAGACATACGATGTGACAAGAGATTACCTCTTTGGATACGGCTCCGGTGGTCGTGACTTCAATAGTGTAAACAATGCGGGACACAATGAAGCCGTCCTTTCCATGTATGTTCTTGTGGACCCCGACAGGCAAGACATTGACACCAATAGAAGCGAATTGGTTACGAGGACCTTTGGTTGGTCGCATTATGTGTTTTCCGGGGATGCGTTTGAATACACAAAACAGTTCAGCGTGTGTTTAGCCGATGGTGAAACGACCTACAAAACAAGTCTTGTAGCAGAATACCTTAGCAATACGAGAGGGGCTTACATTGAATTCGGTGAAATGCAGGAAATGAATGGTGTCGTTTCAGTTTCGGAAATGATTACCATTACCACTTCCAAGAATGTTTCAATTAACCCCAAGAGGGCAATGATTGGTTCCGTTGTTTCTATCGCCAATGAAGCAGAAGATATTCTCAATGACCTGTTTGAATCCAATGATTTGGAATACGAGTTCACGGATACAAATGATTACCCTCTATTCCTTGCCCCAAACTATAAGAGCGTAGACTTGTTTTCAGCCATCAATTATGTTCTTCAGCGCAAGAAAAAGGTATTGATTTACGAAAACGACAAGTTTACTGTGAAAAATAAAGATAACTCTAGCCTTTATCCAAAGATTTTCTTGAGCGATTCCAATAACAAGATTCAGATTAAGGACTTCAACCGTTCAAGTGGTCTGTTTGACCTTTACAATGAAATTATTGTGTATGGTGATTCGCATGTTTCTACCAAACGAAACCTACGAAGTATTGACAAGATTGGCAAAAAGACACTTGAGTTTGAAGACAAGACTATCTTTACTCAAGAAGATGCAGATGAGAAAGCCATTGAATTGCTTAGGCAACATTCCAAAACCAATGAGAAAATTACGATGGAGATTGGCCATGTAGGATTGAGCCAACTCCGGGCAGGCGATACCATTGATTTGGAATTGACTCAAGAAGGTGTATCTAGAGGCCAATATCTCATCTTGGAAATGGAACATCAAATTGATGGATTCATCAAATTGGAACTTGGGCGATTCAGTAAGGGCTTGGAAGACAGACTCGCAGAAGTTCTCATTTCCACAAAACAAAATAGAGCATTCCTTCGCTCAAAGGAATTGGCTTCCGCCAACGAGAATGCATCCTTGCTGGACCTCATCAATGTGAGGGAACGAAAACTATTGGTGCAGACTCGGACCTCTTCGGGAGGAAGTTCTTTTAACATAGGTTTCGTGGAAGAAATTGGGTTTGATACCGCAATGGGCTTTGGAACTTCCGGGGCAAGTATTACAACCACAACTGTTAGGGAGGTGGAATATTGATTACCGATGAAGCAAGAGCAGACCTCGCAAACTACTTGAAGACAACTTACACCAAGGCTAGAATTGGATTAGGCGGGAACAGTAGCAGTCCTATTTCCGAAGACCTTGATGTTCCCATTTATGATGTAAGCACGGTCGTTCGTTCTCTTTCCGATGAGAATGTTGTAGATTTCAAATTCTCTGTGGCGGGTTCTGCAATCTCCGGATACACGATTCGTGAATTGGGTATCTTTGATGCGACATATTCCAAGATGCTCACACGGCTCAACTTTGAAGGGATTGGTCCCTTCTCATCGGGCGATGTGGACTTCTTTGTGACCATTGAGGTGGAGTGAAATGACGAGTAGCGACAATAGCGGAGGATTCAGCAGAATGGCGGTTGACCCCACATTAGGGGGTCTTCGTGACGGAACTGATTTCCCACATAGCGGCATCTTCCATGCTTTGAACATAGCGAGTGGGGGCAGTTATGCCGTGCTGGATGGGAACAACTTTGACATTACGCAAAGTGATTCATCGGGCAATACGCAGTTTGTTGTAGCGGCTGGTAGAGTGTTTAGAGATGGAGAATACCTTGCAGAAATCGCTACTGCTACCTTTACACAAGGGACTCCTGCTACCTTTGACGAACCAACGGCTGGTAATATGTATTACCTTCTTGTTGTAAACGCCAGCAATGTTTTGGAACTGAAAGATAATAACAGTTTAACGGCAGTAGATATTGTTCCTGTTCCTGCCGCAGGAGATATTCCTATTGCGGTTATTCGTTTGGCCGCAGGAGAAACTACAACTCAGCGGCATATTCAATTCTTGACTACCGGTAAAACAAGCAATTCAGTTAGTATTGGTTATCCTAGCGGCTCCAATTATAGTGAGCAGTTGTCCATCACAAGCGATGGAACAAATGTTGCTTTTGCTGGTGCTAGTAATAGTGATATTCAGTTTACGCCTTCGGGTTCGGGACAAGTTGATGTGACTACGGGTGATATGATTGTCAGCAATGGGAATTTTGAGGTTCCCAATGGATACTCGGAACTCACAGTAGTTAAGAGTGTAACTGATGGAGGGGCCGCAGGATTAGTTGCAGGAACTCCTGTTTATCCAACGAATTACGCCTCCGGAAAAATTATCGTGGATAAAGCCGATGCTACTCAAGCAGATGGAAAATACCCTGCGATTGGTTTGGTGTATGCTAATATCTCTTCGGGTGGTAACGGTAAGGTTGTCGTCAACGGGTTAACCGGAGATATTGGAGCGGCTTTGTTTGATGCTGGTTCCTATTCCGAGGGCGATGTGATTTATCTTTCCCCCAATGTTGGAAAACTTACGAACACTCGCCCCAATGCAACTACGGATATTGTTCAAAACATTGGTAGAATCGTTCATCTTAGTTCTTTTACTGCGGGTTCTTCGGGAACGGCGAAAATTCTAGTGCAGGGTTCGGGCCGTTCAAACGATGTTACGAACGATGGCTTTGTAACCACTAATGCTTCTTCTATTCCTAACTCTAGACAGATTACTGCTGGAACAGGAATTGCGCTTAACGATGGTGGTGCTGGCTCAACTCTTGAAGTTGTCAATTCAGCACCCGACCAAACAGTAAGTTTGACCGGGGCAGGCATTACCGAAGTTACAGGGACTTATCCCAACTTTACTATTACTTCCACAGAAGAAGATACATTAAATTCAGTAACAGGAAGGGGCAACACAACCACCAATAATATTACTGTTGGTAACTTAAGTGCCGGAGAAACTGATGTTGACGGATTAACGAACAGTAAACACTTGGTTGCATCTAAGAAAGAAGCCTTACTAGCAGACTTCCCTGTTTTGGGTGGTGGTCCTCCGATTGAAGATATGGTCTTCTATATCAATGAACCGGGGCCGTTTGGATTACCTGATGCCTCGGCTCATGATGGAACCGTTATTACGCTCAAGAATATCTATGCGGCGGCAGTAACGATTTCTTCTCTTGCAGGGCAACTCATTGATGAAGGCGTTTTCTCTCACGATGCAAGGCTTACTGCGGCCAATACCATTACTTTGGATAGAATGGAAAGCATTACTTTGCAGGGCGTCACAGATGCTTTGGCTACTTTAACAACAGGGTGGATGGTTATTGATACTGATAGCGACACAGATACCGATACGGGCATCCTAAATGTTGTTGAAGATACTACGCCACAATTGGGTGGTATGTTGGATGTCAACGGTAATTCCATTGGGGACGGCACTAATGAATTGCTCAGTTTTTCGGAAACAGCGAGCGCAGTAAATTATCTTGAAATTACCAATGCCGCCACAACAAATGACCCTAAGTTATCTGCGGCTGGTAGTGATACCAATATTGGTATTGAAATTGAATCTAAAGGAACCGGGCCCC